TGGGCAATTTTATTCCTGTTGGTTCACCTTCAGGTCCAACTTCTTCAAAACCTTGTAAGTCTAAATTTACATGACACTCCAACAGTGTGTATACAGGTTCTTGTTTACCTGTTTTTTTAGTTCCGTCTAATTCTTTTTCTTTTTTATCAAGATCATTTTTTTCTACATGACCTGGTGGTCCTAACTCTACATCTCTGTAGAAACCATTGACCTGTTGTTTTCTTAATTCATTTTCTGAAATTTTTATTGTGTGTATGACAGACTCCGCATCTTCAATACTTGTTGCAGTGTATGGCACAACCAACTCATCTGCTGGCACAAATTTAGACACCGCTCTGCCCATCGGCACATCGTAGTAAACTTTTTTAAATGTAGAGCCTGCGAGTGGTAGATGGAATAACATTGAATCAAACTCTGCCTCGTACTCTTTCATCTGATCCATAATCAGATAATTCATAAAATCTTTTACACGTGTCGCTTGTTGTTCTGTCTGTGGACTCTTTACACCTATGACCTGTGTTCTGACTGGTCCGTCCGCTGGTAATAATTCTTTGTATGCCTGTGCCTGAAACTGTGTAACCGCTTCAGCCAACACCGGGTGTGTTGCACCTGAAGCTCCCTGAAATGGTTCTGTTCTATTCTCGTATTTAAAACCAAGTAGATCTAATCCTGTGATGTAAGATTGCTCCCATTCTTTTCTGGAAGCTTTGTAGTCCATGTAGTTTTGAGTCATCTCGTTTCCCACTGGTTCTAAAACATCGTCTGGTAAAAGTTCTGCTAGATTATCAAAGTGTGATTCTGTTCCTGGTACGTTGATCGCACCTGGTTCGTAGTCTAATGTTACGCCGCCATCTTCTTCTGGGATGACCTCGATCGGTCCTTTTTCTTCTACTGGTTCCTGAACAGCAACATCTTGGATCTCCTGCTCTGAGGGGATCTCTTCTTTGTTTCTAGTGTTCGGGAGTCCTTTGTCTATTTCTGCCATTTAATACTCCTAAACTTTCATAGCACGTTTAAATAAGCCTTGCAACCCTTGTGAGTTTGGTCCTGATTCTGGTGGTGGGCCTTGATCTACACCAGCTAATTTAGCGATACCACCACCTGCTAATGTGCCTCTTCCTTCAGGATATAAAATCGGTCTTTGTTGAGACCCAGATCCAAATCTATTAGAGGGTTGATAGTTTGTTAAATCAACATTAAGAGGCACTGCAGAAATACCTTGTGTTCCATATATCTGTTCGTCTCCATAAATTTGAGCTTGTTGAGATAAAGGCATTTGTTTTAATTCATCTCTATAAGCTAATATGTCTTCTGCCGAAAAATCTTGACCCTGTGATTTAAAATATTGTGATAAATTTTCTGCACCTAAAGGTGTTAAAGTCATTATATCTCTAGGTAATGGTCGAAACATATCTAAATTTAAATCCATCTGACTTGGTTGAGGTATAAACATACGACCAG